TGTGCCTGCAACGCGGCCTTGGCCGCAAGGACTGACGGCGCAATGTAATTCGGAAACGCTGCCAGCAGTTCGGCATCGCTCGCGAGGTGATCGAAAGCCACCTCACCTGTAACCTGCATCCCGTCGTCGATGGCTCGCATCGACTGACCGTTGTTCGAATATGCGTACATTTCTTTCTCCTTTACAAGTTGTCTTCCCAGCCAGACACGAAGATTTGCCCCAGTGACGTTCCCGAAATCCAATAGATATTTGCTGATTCGAGCAACATATCCGCTGCCTGTGTCCACGCCTGCAAGTAACTATCAAGTACGTAGGGCGGTGGATTGACGGCCGAGTTGTAGGCTCCATATGAGTTATTGGGAGCCAGCATGACGTAGTTGTTTGACCCGCCGCTGGATGTTACCTGCACAATCAAATGGATAACGGAGGCAGTTGTTGGAATAGAAGCACCAGAAACAGTTACAGCCACCCATGTCGGGGTACTCTGCGCACCAGCATTTCCAGCTGCAATGAGCGGTGGATACAACATGTACTGTACGCGCCGTCCTAGCTGCTTGAACGCCAATGGATAATATGGGCTTCCGCTCCCCGTCTTAATCCAACCCACGCGAGCTTTGTACGTGTAGCCGCTGGGTAGCGTCGGCGTTGTCGCAGAGAGCGAAAGTAATCCCGCAACCGTTGAGCCGTTATAGATCACCCAAACGCTGTACCACGTCGAGGCGGCAAGCGATCCAGTGTCAAGGCCATTCGCCGCACCGCTGGTCGTTCCTGCAATCGACAGGCTGACCGCACGCCCCGTCACATACGTATTGCTGCTGTTCTCCAACACGATTTCATCGGCAGTCACGGTCACAGTCGCACTGCTGCCAGTGGCCGACGCTGCAAGATTACGAAAAGACCCAACAACAGATACACCGGCAGAAACACTTCCACTGCTCGCGGCAGTAACACGACCATATGAATCAACAGTAATGTTTGACGCCGTGTAAGACCCTGCTGTGACACCGCTTAAAGGCAACCCTGCCGCAGGCAACGTTCCAGTCGTAAGGTCAGAAGCGCTCACAACCACCGCGCCTGATAGTGCGTGACCATTGACGGTTTGAGTCGTTGGAACTTTGGTGGAGTCAGCTACGGTGCATGATGATCCCAACGCACACGCGACACCGTTGACGGTAGTCGAAGCGTTGGACGGTGCAGGAGCATTGCCGAGCTGCCCTTCGAGTTGCCAGTACGTGCCGTCGAACGTCGCAGAGATCCAGTGCGCGGCGAGAAGATCGTTTGCAATCAGGTTTCCGCTGCCACCCTGCTTCTTGATCGTTGCCGCCGCCGCGCCGTTAACCGCGAGGGTCGCGGATGCCGTGTTGGCCACGTCAGCCTTGAACTGGATGTGATCACCCGCAGCTGGCGTGAACGTGAGAGAAGTTGCGCAGGTGTACGCGGTGCCCGAGGCCGAAGCGGCCACACAGTTCGCAGGTACGCTCTCATTGTGCGCCGTGGCCCCGGTCAGAGCCGCAATCGCCGCGGCTTGCGCGGTGCTCACGGGTTTATTCACGTCCGACGTGTTGGTGACATTGCCGAGCCCCACATCGGAAGCGGTGACGGTCACAGGTGCCGAAAGCGCGTGCCCGTTGACTGTCTGAGTGGTCGGCACACGGCTGGTGTCCGAGGGGTGGACGTGTCCAGCGTCGGCCCATTTTCCGGTGGACCCGCTGGCGGCCGTGCCGTTCATGAGAGGATTGGCCGTCCCCACAACCGGCACGGCATTGCCGATGGCAGTATTGCGCGCACCCACGGTGTCCGCATCGGTGATGGCCGAGGGCGTTCCAGCGATGGTCAGCCCATTCGATCCATTGCTGCTGACGCCTGCGATATATCCCAAGCCCGGCACTCCGCTCGGAAGGATGAAATTCAGGATCGCATCAGAGGCAGTTCCGCTGTTAGTCACCGCCGCAGTACCGCCGGGCTGTCCGTTTGTCACGGTTCCGATAGTCAGGGAACCAAACTTCTGGGTCAGCTGGATTCCATTCCAGGTACCAACTCCATTGATCGAGACGCACTGCCAGTGGTTCTGCAGGCCGTCAGTCTGGGCATACGCCGCGCCCGGATAGCAGGCGATACGCGGAGCTCCGACGCCGCTGATTGATGCTGTTGCCGGTACGACGAACATGTCCCAGCTGAAGGCCGCTCCTGCGACGTTCACCCCTGGTACCGTGAGGAAGGTCGTGGAACTGTTTGTCACGGTGACCGTGTAGGTGCCAGAGGCAAGAGAACCGGTCGTAATCGCTCCGCTCGTCACCGGGAGGCACGTCGTTCCGAAACACAGGTTCCCGACGTTGAGCGGAGCGCCGTTGTTATCGACCACCTTAGTCGCTGTCACGAGCGTGGTCTGCCCGAACGCCAATCCGGAGAGCAGTGCGAGCGCAAGAAATAGTCTTTTCATGGGGCCTCTATGTGGTGCTGGACAGTTTCACGAGCGGGTTGATGGCCGATGCAATTCGGTGAACGTCAAAGATGGTGTGTTCTCCGGTAATCCCGATTGCAGCAAGAGCGGCCAGGTGATGAGCCCGGAACTGTTTGTGGGCATGCTCTGCCTTCTGATGCAGATCGTTCAGCTTCACTCCGCTCTCATAAATCGGGTGCGGCAGCCTGGCCACTTCCGGATGCGCGTGCCAGATGGCTTCCGTGGTCTCGGTGGCGAAATCGGTTGAGAGCAAGATCATCCCATCGGGCAGGTCGATGTAGTGCGACCCGACCGCGGGATGAAACAGATCAATGTGGCGGAACGTGTTACCGTCCCGCTCACTACTGCCGAGCCATGCTTCTTTTGTCGTTACGTAAAAGCGTCTCATGGTCCTCCTAGCAGGGATTCGCCGAGTAGTTATGGTTGACGATGATCGGAACCGCTCGGCCCGCGTAATACAGGAACGATTCATCAGCAAGCTCAGGGTCAAATTCCAGCGAGATGCGATGTGCCGTGTCGAGTTCTCCGCGCAGTACCTTGATGGAATCAACGAAGGTGAAGCTCTCCTCCGTCTGGATGAAGGCTTCAACCGTCAATTCCTTCGCGCTGATGGTGCCGCCCTCGGCGAGTCCAAACTTGTGACCGGGGGTAACGTCGAGATCCTCTCCGCAGGTAAAGGACGGACGAATCCAAGTGGAGTTCTCAAACTGTGACACCTCCACAACCTTGCGCCAGCCATGTGGGCCGAGAACAGAATCTCCGGGCACGATAGATTCGACAGGAACAACTCCTTTCGACTTCTCGCGCACCCGCATGCCGCGGCGAAGACACTGAAGCCCCCCTCCGCCCGATCCTCCGCCTGATCCCGTCGAGGTAGTCGACGCGGCCATCGGAGCGGTTGAGAGCGGACAGTGATCAGCGCGTGCCTGCTCCTGCGTCCAAGCAGCGTTGGTTCCTACGTGAGCCCATGCAGGCGTCCCGGTGCCCCCGGTTTGCACCATCGCAAACGTCTTGTTCGGGTCATTCTCGTACGGGTAGAAATTGTAGCTACTACCCGACGACAGTCCCGTCACTGTCTGCGATCCCGTGAGCACATCCGTCGACATGCCAAGGTCTGTCCGAAGCACACTCAGGTTCCACGCCCAGGTAATCGATCCCGTCGTAGAGGTGTAGCTCATCGCTCCCGAATACGCCGGTGCGATGGAGCCGCGCCCCGCGATGACCAGCCCGTTATCGAGATCGACAGTGCCGGGTCCCACTCCTTGTAGGGTGAAGCTGTAGGCCGGAACGTTCGCCAGGCTCTGCTGATTCACTCCGAAGAGATTGAACGAGCAGAACTTGAAATAGATGGTCTTCCCGTAGTAGCTGGAATCGTACTGGTACGTCACCGAGGCATCGTCCATGCGTGCGAACTGCTCGCCGCTCGCGTGCGACATTGCCGTTGTGCCGTAGACTCCGCGATAGAGGCCTGTCAACGCGTATTGTCCCGTTGCGACCAGCGTGGCGTTCTGGTAAGAGACAAGTTCCAGAGCGTAGCTGCTGTTCACGATCGCAGCAAGAGTCACAAACGCCGCGGCGTCAGACGAGCTTACCGAGACCACTTGTGAATCCGGGTTGAGCAGGTTCACCGTCAGTGTGTCGGCGGTGTCAGGGTTGGTGCCCGTGAAGGCAGCCAACGCACTAGCCAACGTCCCGACTCTTCCGGGGGTATCGACCGTGGCGAACGGGCTATAGTTCGTACCGTCGAAGCTGACGAATACCTGGCATCCTCCCCAATTCGTGTTCGCACCATTGCAAAAGATGTACAGGATGTTTCCTGCATACTTCGCGAGACGGTTCGGAGCCTCGAAGATGATGGGAACCGTGTTGCCCGGGTCGGTCGCATCGCCCACCGGCTGGTAAGGCGCGGTCGGCTGCTTCGGGTTGATGGTCGCGGTAGCCGTTCCCCATGGGAACTCTTCTGCCGTGATCTCCAACTCCATGTTCTCTTTTTCAATAATCGTCGTGATTCGAACCGGAACCTTGTTGAGCCCGAGAACCACATCCGTCAGCGTCACCAGGTCCATCGGCTCCAGCCATCCGTAACGGACCCCAGAGATAGTGAAGTGGTACTGGTCGCGGATGTAGCAGAGCCGCTTTAGCCTGAGGTTCGCAGCAAAAGTAGCAACCGTGGGCAGCGTGATGAAGTCGTAAGCCTTCTGGCTCTCTTGCCGCAGGCCGAAGGTATCGATCGCATACGAGTTTTGCTCTTGAACGATGTCCGGGTTGTAGTTATTGATGCGGTTCTTGTACTGCACCTTGACGGAGTTAAAGGCATCCTGCCAAGGCGTCCGCTCCACTGTGACGGGATCGCTCGAGCCGTCGCCGAGGAAATCATCGTCGTTCAGATCAACCTGCGGCTGCGTCTGCGGGGAGTAGGTGTACCCGTTGCCGACCGTCGTCGTATCCCCATAGGGATAAAACTTCATGACGCCTTCGGACCACACCGGGCCCACGTTGCCGGCCTCACACCATTCGCCGACGATCTCGGCCGCGCTGCGTTGCGTGTCAATGACCGGCGAAATAAAGAAGCCGTTCGAATTCCAGTAATTGCGCGCCAGTCCGGTCAATGAGGCGTCGAGTGTCCCATCAAACTCGGCGCCGTGCAGCGGGTTCGTGAGCAGGTCAATGATGCAGCTTGCGACATCCGAATCGACGATGCCGCCGCCGAAGATGTTCGAGATGCACTCATAGTTGTAGTTCGGAAGCGTAGCGGAGTCGCCAAGGTCCATGTTCTGGGCGGCGATCAGCGCCAGTCCGGAGTATCCGAGCGCGCGCGAAGCGTGCTTCGAGGTCAAATAGCTCCACGGGCTCTGGGATTGCGTCCCTTCGATCAGGGTGAAATTCAGTGTCGCCGAAGAACTGACATCCGAGTTGTTTTGCTTCCACGCATAGGAAATTGCGACAGCAGCGTTCACGTCGCCCGGGGCGAAGAGATAGTTTCCCCCATTCGGATTGTAGGTTCCAGTCACGCTCGGTGTGCCCGAGACGCGCGTCATCTTCTGGTTTGTAAGCGCGTACGTCACGCCCTGATCGGAGACGAAGCTCGGCTGATTGGTGACAGTGATCTCTTTGCCGATTGGGACGTTGTAGTCTTCGACCGAGACCAGCGTGTAAAGCGAATAGGTGTAGTTGATCGTGATCGTCTTGCCGATGTCAGCGGAGTTGAAGGTGTAGTTTCCGCTTCCATCGACGCTGTATTGACCGGATGCCGGAGACGACGCAACCGGAGACATTGCGGCCCACTGTGTGCCGGAGAGGGTGGCAGGTCCGCTGCTCCCGAAATCGTTGGCGGTGATGCTGTATGCCGACTGCACGGCCACACCAAGATCCTGTGCGAAGGTCGACGAGTTGCTAACCGAATGCGTAGTCGCGCTGATAGTGATCGGCTCGGAGGCGGACGTGTTAGTCAGGCGCCCATTACTTCCCCAGACGTTCCCGATTCCCTGAAGCTGGCCTTCACACAATGCTCCGATGACGGAGGCATGGTAGTCCCACTGGCTGCCGCCCTTGCCTCCGCCGCCCTTGCCTCCGCTGCTCGATTCTTTCGTGGAGGTGAAGTCCATGTAGTCTAGAAGGTTGATCTGGACGCGGTTGGTCCCGTAGAGAATCGGGATACAGATTCCAACGACACTTTGGGTGACACTAATCTGGTGAAGCCGCGCAGTGGCATTCGCGTTTGAATTGCCGAACAGTCCCATGATTACTTAGCCCACGGTGAGAAGAAACGACGCTTGCGCTCTTTCAACAAACCATCTTTTGTGCCGTGCATCTTGATCACGCCTGAACCCTTGACGGCGTTGATGATCTCTCCCGGCCAGCGGTCCACGATGATGCCGGAGTGAGAGAAGGTATGGCCGAACTTGTACATGACGATGTCGCCCATCTTCGCTTCGCTTTCGGGAATCTCCCGGCAGTACCTCAGAAGCTGCGCGATGTAGAACTCCTCGTCCGAATGCAGCATGTGTTGCGGAGAATACTGTCCCGGATCGATGCGCCCAATTTCGGGCTTGATCTTGGGGTAAATCTCGCACAGGATCCCTCCGCAGTCCGTTCCGAGCCCCTTTACCCGCTGACAATCGACGAACGGGGTGCGCATGCGCTCCCATTCCGTTGCCTCAGCTACCACCGCCTTGCGTTGCTCGAGTTCTGTCATCAGAGTGCTGTCTCCGTGTTGGGTATGAATGGATCGCCGCCAAAGTTTGCTTGCCAGGTGCTTGGCTGGAAGAGTGCGCAAGTGCCCATTGTGTGATCGCATCCTGCCGAAACTGTGAAGGTGTCACCGTGTGCCACTGGCAGCAGCGGAGTCCGGTCTAGCACGATGTTTCCGCCTGACGCGTAGCTCGCGATTCCAATGGACAGGCCGGTGTTCTGCCCGCTCGTGAAGGTCAGATACCCTTGCGCCAGCGTGATCCCGGTTGGCAGGGAGATGGCGGCATTCGGGGTAACCGATGGTCCGGATGTGCCGTTCACTGAACCCGAGTAAGTGAAGCTGGCCTTGTTGACCGTGCAACCTGTCGAATAGAGCGCCCATCGGCATCCAGGCTGCAGAACGTGGCGCGGCATCGGCTGATTCAACTTGAAGGTGTACGCCTCAACCGTTCCCTCCGCTGTGGTTCGTCCCACCGTGTTGATGCGCGTGATCTGACCGCCAAACTTGATCTCCGCGCCGAGCGAGGTATTCCCCCACACGGGGCCAAGCCCGGGATTGTCGCCGGTTGGCATGAAGACTCGGTAGTGTGTCCACGTGGCGCCGTCGAAGAGACCGAGTTGCACGCATTCCAAAATCGAAACATTGAACGGAGTGAGAAGCACATCGGCATTCGCCTGCAGGTTGAAAGTCTCAGAGCTCGCCGTCATTCCGACTTCGGTATCAATCGACTTGAAGGACCACGAACCGAACTGCGTCGGCTGATAGGTATGGCCGCCGTAAGTGATAGGAAGCTGGCCATCGGTCGCGAAGATCTGTTGACCGGAGACAAGCGCGATGGCAAACAGGTTCGCGACGTAGCAGGACTGTGCCGCCTCAGATAGCAGGAAGGCTTTGAGCGCTGATGGAATGTTTTTGGCCATTTAGAGGATCATGCTCTGGAGTTTCAACGTCTTCAGGTTCCACACCTTCTGCATGAATTCATCGAAAGTGATCTTGTCGTCGCCGAACTGCACTCGGTAGTAGTAGGAGCCGCTCCAGGTGAGGAGCTGTCCGGCTGCCGGTGGCGTCGAGAACTGGACGATCCCCAAGGCCTCCATCGTGTATGCCGTGGTGACCGTGCCGTTGATGTAGATCGCCAGCGGTGGATTGGTACCAACTGCGGGAAGTCCGAGTACGCCTGCCGGATTCTGAACAATGTCCGCCCCGATGCCGATGGAACGCTGCAACTGGAACAACGTGGTGCTGCCGTCGCCAATGCCAAAATACGAAGGATTCGCGGCCGGGATCGTGTTGTCATTCGGATCGAGGTAGAGGAAGTCGCCAAAGCTTCCACCCATCGCAACGTACATCCCGAGCAGAGCCTGATAGGGCGAACTGGCGTCCTGTTCGCCGCCGCGAATGAACTCCACTGCCGGGTACTCAATCTCCCAGATCGGATAGGGCTGAAGGCTCGCTTTGATGATTCCGCGCTTGCTGATCGGCGTGTGGACGATATTCGAGAAGGATGGCGTCTTCGACGGGAAGCTGGCTCCAGGCGGGAGCGTGAGGATGATGTTGCTATGCATGGAATACCTTCTCTTGAGCAATAGAAAAGCCCCGCCGAAGCGAGGCTTGTTGCTGGGATGGGCGAACCTACATCATTGTGCGGATGGGGTTGCTGGCGCCCGCTGCCCTGCGAGCCATGTCTTGTATTTATCCGTGGACTTGAACTTGTTACAGGTGTCCGAATCGAACGTTCCTTTCCCACAGTAATCGAGCATTGAGCGAACATCCGCATCTAGCCTGTCGGCTTCATCTTCAGCGTGAGCTTTCCGAGTGAGTTTATAGATCGTTGATGCGGAGCAAGAGTCGAACTGTCCTATTCTCATCACTCCTTCATCCACAATTGCTCTCGCCTGAATTCTGCATTCGTAGTAGATCGAATCGACCAACCGAAGCTCTTTTGAGTGTGCCCGGTCGAACCCAAGCGAAAGTGTGGACATGCTGTCAGCGAGCAGTTCCATCGAATCCAATACCTTGCCAGCAAAAACAGCATCATCGCCACGCGCATCGATCTGGACGCTCGCCCGCTCATCTTTGAGGAACTGATGGTAGAGTTCCCAGTCGCTACTGTTCTGTTTAACATGGTCGATCAAATCGAGGTAGTGAAGGGCGACGTGGCGCATCCACCCGGAAAGGACGATAGGTCTTGGCTGCTTTTTGGGATGTGCTGCAGAGTTCTGTCCAGCAGCACACCCACAGAGCAGCACGACGATAAGAAGGCGTTTCATGCGAGAATCTCCAAGGCCTGAAGGATAGCGCCCGAGAATCCAGAGTTCAAGCTGAATGATTAGGTGCCGGAAATGCCCATCTGACGCGCACCGCGCCGCATGGCCCGCACGACACTCCTCGAATTGTTCTGCATGTACGTGTTCATCTGACGGTCGTTCATCCCGCTATAGTGCGAGCTGGCGTCGATACGCATACTGGAGTTCTGGTTGCTCGAATTGTTAACCATCGACTCGAACTTCTGAGTTTGGGCGGTGGTCAGGATTCGTTCGCCGGCGTGCGCCATAATCGGGACCGCCGTACCAAATCTCAATCCC